TCAGGCAAGCAACAGCCGAGATGTAACCGCCGGAAGTGCCATCGCCAAAGGTTGCAACGACCTTGAGGAATGGATTCTTCCCTCGCATGTCGATGTGGAACAAGCAGACCTGGCCATCATCGGTTGCACTTGGGAGTGCCAAGGTAGCACCGCCAAGACCTGACCCGCCGTCGAAGGTCGCTCCGGTAATGTCAGCGTATGTCCCACCTGACGCGTCGGAAGCTTGAACCTTCAATGCACTCATCGCAATGTCAGTTGCTCCGAGCGTCACAGCGATCGTAACAAAGTCCCAATTGCGAGCATCAACGACGGTAGCCGTTGCGGTTGCATTGTCGAGCAATGCACCTGGCTTGATTGCCGCGACCCATTTAGTATGCTGAAGTGCGTTCATGTATCACCTACTTTCCTTTGTTGGTTGTGAATTAGGCAGCGGCCTTGAGTTGAACGATTGGCCCAGCAACGCTAGCCGTTCCGATCTCATGAATGTTGATGTCGTATCGAATGTTGCTAAACACCCCGATTTGGTCGAAGTCAACATATCGCGACGCATCAGACTTGATGGTCAAGCTTCGACGCATCCCCATCGTGCAAGCCAAACCTAGATCGCCAAAGTAGGCAAACTTGGTCGAGCCGCTAATCGAACTTGGCAGCGTTTGCGAGAATACAACTGGGTAGCCCATGAATTGCTGCATTGGAGCTCCTGCAAGATCCATGACGGTATTTCCGCCTGCAGCGAATTGCAATCGAGCCAACACATTCCAATAGACCGCCGAATGGCAAAACCAAACTGGACGGATCCCAGGATACTGAGGCAACTTGCTAACAGCATCTTGGAACACAGCGATGGTTAAGCCTGCACCCGTGTTTTGACCAGCCGCAGCAGTAGCCACCGAACCAGCAGCAAGCACATTGGCAAGACCAACGATGTTGCCATAAGTTGGCAAACCGTCACCCAAGAAACCGCAGGAGTCTTGCTTTACAGCGTGAGCGTAAGCAATCTCGGTTGCAAGCATGTCAGCAAGAGCAATCGCAGCGTCTTCGCTCAATTCGCTCGATACCTTGGTCAAGGTGGCAAACTTGCGAGCCGTGAGGTTGACTTGGTTGACGCTGGCATCCGAGCTAGTGATCTCGGCATTTTCGCCGACTGCGTAAGCAGTCAATCCGCCGACTCGACGAGGCAAGGTTGCGCTATCTGAGGTCATCGGGTAATTGCGAGCGTACCGAGCAAACACGCCATACTCTTCGAGAAGGCTGATAACGCTGTTCTCGAATTGGACAGGAACCAAAGAACCGCCGTTGAGATCGTTGTTTTCGCCCATTGCGTTGAGAACGCCATGATCGCGACACCATTGCTTCGATTTGTCGCTTCCGAGAACAGCATTGATAAACTGGCCCGAAGCATATGCGTCACGTTCTGCATCAGGCCCCTTGAAAGCCTTCAGCTGGCGAACCGCTTTGGCTTTTGCAGGGATCTTGAAATTGCCGACTTCCGAAGGTTGATTGTCAACCACTTGGCGAACCGTGTTGCTGACCGCTTGCTCGATCTTGATCGCTCGCTCTCGCTGCTTCGAGAGATTTTCAATCTGGCCCGGCTTGCCTTCGGTTCCGAGGATCGAATCGATCTCGGTTTGCTCATCTTCGAGCAATTCGCGACTCTCTTGAGTTGCGACCGCTTGGATCGCTTGAACCTTGGCTTGCAAGGCTTGAATTTCTTCGCCTAACGCTTTTGCGCTCTTCATTCTGACTGCCCTCTGTGGGTTGTGTGGCAGTCTAAAAACCAAGATAGCGGCATGACTGCCACGGGAAACTGAATCGTTTTGAACCGTGTGTCACTGCCGCTAATTAGTTGCAGAGTGGCTAGCACTTCTGGCCAGCCGGAAATCACTTTACGCTATCGCTTGTTGCTTGTCAAGTGTCGAGCATACTGAGCCATCTTCTGACGAACTAGCAACGCCGCCGCCGAGTCGAAAGCGTTCTTTGGCTTCTTGTACTTCTTGCCGCTTTCGACGCGACCAGTGGCAAGGCCAGAGGCTATAGCCTCGTCCACATTGTACCAAGTCTCGGCGGACATTAGTTGCTCGATTTCCGAAGGATCTTCGCCCATGTATTTGTTGTAGATATCAACGAGCGAAGCATCGTAAGCTTTTAACGCAGCGATCGCTTTGGCGAAGTTGTCTTGATTGCCCATCGCAAATGACATCGCTCGATGGATCATCACCCTTGACCCGTCCGCCATCAATCGATTCTGACCGGCAAGGAAAATCACGCTAGCCGCCGACGCTGCAAGGCTGTCGTTGATCGTCGTGACTTCGCCAGAATGCTTTTTGAGCGTGTTGTAGATCGCAATGCCCTCATCGGCGAACCCTCCTGGGCTGTTGATATGCACCGTAACCGGACTCGACCCGAACGATTTTAGAGCCTCAGCAACGCCTTTTTGGGTGATCGGGTTTTCATCCCATCCATCGCCGACGATGCCACTTAAAAGGATTTCGTTCGTTTCCGCGCGTACTTCAATCATTTTTGAGCCCCTTTCAGGTCAAAAACCCTGTTTTCCCACGTCTTTACCTCAGTTTCGACAGCCTTTTGCAGGCTGTTTCCACCATGTTTCGCCGCCAATCCCGCAAGTATTTCGGTCGATTTCTCGCAGTGGATCCTCGCCAAATCTCGATCAAGTCCGATCGCTTCGATCTTGTCAGCAAGCTTGTTTTGCCACCTTGGATAGTTCTTTCCAATCCAAGCAACGAATTGAGCCTTTTTCGATGCGTTGATGGCGTTATTGCCTTCGGTTTTGATAAGATCGCGAAGCATTTGTTCAACGGCTCGATCGTTTCGAGATTCTTGCGAATCTTCTTGCTCGTCCTCTTGCTCATCCTCTGGGCTGTCCTTGACTTTATCGGTTGACTGTTCGCTTGTTGGCGTACTGATTGCAGGGTTAATGAACTCGTCGCCTCCCTCGTACGGATTAAGATCAAGCTTGGCTCGGCATTCATTCGGATTCATAATTCGCGATGCAATGGCCTTGCTGAAGCTCTCCATCGTCGTTCGCAAGTCGGTACGGTAAAGAGCCGCCGCGTTGAACTTAAAATAAACTTCGCCCGATCGTCGCTCTCTTGGAGTGCGTAGTTTGATGTCGCATTGCTCCTCGAACTTGACCAACCAATGGTCGAGACATTGAAGATACGCAAGCTGCTTTTGCTCCAAGCTGTTGTAGCTGACAGAATCGCCATCGCCTGGCATTCCCTCGAGCCCGAAAAGCATTCCGACCTCTTGCCTAGTGAGCTTTTGCAATGCTGCAAACTGTGCATCGTTGTTGTTCATGCTGACAGCATTGGCTTTGATGCCCTCACGCAATAAGCCAGCTTTGGCGGAATTCTCCGAGCCTGCTTCGATCTTGTTGAAGTCGTCGATAAACTCTTTTGCATCCTCTGCTTTGCGGAATGCTGCTGGAGGTGCTTCAAGAAAAAGCTTACCCCGAAATCCTCGACGCAGCTGGTTAAGCTTAAACCTAGCTTCCTCATAACCTGTCGCAAATGTTGCGTTCGCAATGTCAAGCAATCCGAGACCTTCGACGCCATCCCAACTAAAGCCAGTTAGGTGTAAAACGTCGCTGTCGTGGAATATCAAGTAGCCGTTCTTGTCAGTGTCGAACGTGTCGAAAAGATCCTTTTTGCTCTGGTTTTCGGGCTTGGTAACATGGTATTTTTCGCCCTCGTAGATGATCGTCCAAGTCACATCCGGCATCATCGGGATGAGCTCGGAAATACCTCGACTCGTTCGGATGATAGCTGCTCGACCGTTACCCTTCATCAAAGCATGGCTAAGGATCTGTTCTTTGAATGTCGTTGGCGCCTGGATCTTATTCGGTTGCTCTCGTAAAAGGTAGTATCCATCATGCTCGGTATCGTTGATCGATCCTTCGCCGACCCTTCGCTTAACGTCAATCGGCAATCGCCCAAAGTCACCTGTAAGCTTGTTGTGAGCATACCAAGCAGGAGGGACTCCAAGAGCATCGCGCAAACCGACCTTGCGACCGCTTGAAAAAGAGTCGTCGTCAATGCCCATCCATCTAGCAAACACGCCAATTAAGCTCATCCCTGTTGCTCCTAAGTGATGTAAAGTTTACCAGACGATCTCTCAGGCTGCAAACTTGCAATCCTGTAGGCCATTACCGCCGCCACAATCGGGTCGATCTTGTCTTTGCTCTTTGCTTTGTCAAACATCCATCGATCTTGACGGTCTTTGCAAATCATGGCGTTGTTCGCACACCATCGCAGCAATCGAGACTCTTGAAAAACAAGCCGACCATCTTGCATCAATTGAATAAAGTCTCTGATGGCTTCGTTGAAGTTGGCTTGGTTTTGTGCCATCCTTGCCGCTGTCGCTCCGACCTTGCTAAGTTTTTCGCCTAGTTGCTGGCCGTTGTATGGATCGTATGCAACCGTATCAATTTCAAATGCTTCAATTTCTTCAATCAGCGACTCAGTAAGATCCTCGATCGGGTATGCACACTTGAACAATTCTTCCGAGTGAATGAACTCTGCAAAAGGCATCCCCGATAAGTCACGCTTTGAATCCGCTGCGATAAACGCTCGAGTCTTGACCTCATAGCGGTAAATGATCTTGCCTTTATCGTCAATGCTAACCGGAAACCTGGCACAAAGAGCGTATGCAGCCAAGTCATCACGCGATCCAAGGTCAACGCCTGCCCCAAGCCCATCAGCATCTTTCCAATCGCAATGGCTTCCAACGCACCGATCAAACGCCGCAAGGTCAAATGCTTTTTCGGTCGATGAAACGACCGAATTTCCGTGGTATCGCTTGAATCGATTTTGACCCAATGCAGTTGCTTTGCTCTCGTTCCATCGCTCTCGGAGATAATCAAGTTTGACCGACACTCCCAAATTTGGATTGCTTTTAATCCAGTTAGATTCATCGCCTGGCTCGTCTTGTTGGTCGATCTCATAGATCAACGCAAATAGCGTATTGTCTAAGTGGATTCCGCTGACGACATTGACCGCGTAATTGTATTCTTCTAGCCACAAGTGCGAATCGTCAGCGCCGGCTGTTGTGATGATCAGGTGAAGCGGTTGCGACCTGGCCGCCGACCCTGTAACCATCGTATCGTAAAACTTGCGATGATATTCGCCCCATGCGTGAAGCTCATCCATGACGACGCAATGAGGATTGAGTCCGTCAAAAGGCTTTTCGCTCGATACTTTGCGAATATAACTTAGATTGTGCTTGAACGTGATTGTCTCATTCTTGATGTCGGTGTACTTCTGAAGCGGTTGAGATTGATCGACCATCCGTTGGCATTCGCTGTAGACTACGTTTGCCTGTTCTTTCTTCGTTGCAGTCAATAGAATCTGTCCGACCGCTTCAGGCTTGCGGGTCTTTGGATCGATATCAGCCATCGCCAGGAAGTGACACAAGCCAGCAACGAGCGTTGACTTGCCATTCTTCCTGGCCATCGACCAATAGACTTTGCGGAATCGCCTTGATCCGTCATCGATACGTTTCCACCCGAAGATATTCCACAAGCCAAATAGCTGCCAATCTTCAAGGATTAGGGGCTTGCCAGCGAATTCGCCAACGGAATGACGCAATACAAGCGGGAAAAAATCACAAACTAACTCGGCTTGCTTGGCGTCGAAGTAATACGGAAAGTCATCAGTGCGTTGATGCTCCAAGTCTATTCGGTATCTGCGTACGGCATCTTTAACACGATCGCAAGCAACAATCTCGCCGCTTTCTATCGCATTGCAGTATTCTTCGACTCGTTGGCTCGTGCCGTTTGCTATCAACCGCTCGCCCTCGCTAGCCACTCTTGAAACGGATCCTCCTCGTCTTTTTGTGGAGCTCTCAATCGTGTTCTGGCCGATGGAGTTAAGCCTAATTCAGCCTCACGCTTAAGGATCCTGTCGGCGAACTTATGAAATTGATTCGCCTCTGGCTTGGTTGTGATACCGCCACGCTCGGTCATGTCCGAGACTCGACCGCCCTTGATCGCTTCCCACAACGAAAGCATCATCGAGTAATCAAGACAATAACCAGCAATAAGGCCTTGATCGGTAACATGGAGCAGATTCATTGATCGCAGTTGTTCACAGACCCAAAGCCATCGAGCTTTTGCCGCTGGATCCTGTTCGACAATTTCGGGAATGGTTGGCTCACCTAGTTGCGGTGTTGGCTCGCTGTGGTTTCGTCGCTGAGGATTCTTATCAAACGATCCTTTAGCAAGCTTGATAGCTGTTGATTGTGGTTTGCGCCCCTTGGTCATAAAAATCGAGCCTCATTTACCTGAGTTGCCAAAAATGTGGACGGTTTTATTTGAG